CCTGTCCCTCCCCAAGTGCCGGGTTTTATCCCTATTCTGAACTCATAATCGTGGCGGAATCTCAAAGAGATTACCCCTGGACAACCATCTACCACTGGTTAATGAGTGTTCATAGTATTTGTTCGCGTGCCCCATGAGGCCTCGCTTCGTGGTTCAAGTGATCTCCACATACATTTCTGTATACAGAGATTGCTCGTTGGTGGGCGGCACCAAGGTGCCTATAAGACCAAACTCACCACGCAGGGCGGCTTTTTCTGCTATGAGCTGTGTTGGAATCGATACTCCAAATTCGCGCTCAAAGAGCAGACGAGTGTCGTAACTCGGTGAGAACTCAGGTATGTCTCGGATGTCACGCGGGACCCATTCCTTGTTGTGGTACCCGTCGGTGACAAATCTAGGCGAAACATGTTGCGTCTTGGACAGTGCATACCGAGCAATGGCGCCGACAATGGGACACTGAGGTGTCTCATAGACGGTTGACAAGGCCTTAGCTCGCAATAACTGGTCCATGATCGTACTTCCCGCAGCCAGGAAGGACTGAGTCCAGCCGAACCCTTGGAAAAACTTCCTTGGTTCACGGATGATTTCCCCTGATTCAGAAAAAATCATTCCACAAAACGAAGCTTCACAAGGATCGGCAACCTCCTCAATTTTGATGGTAAACCCCAAAGCCTCATAGTCTGATGAGGACAATGTTACATCAGTGCAGAAGAGACCATCATCACCTTCCACAAAGCCGACCAATTTACCACGCTTCTCGTGCGCAATAAATTTGGCCAACATTAGGTTGGTGAAGCCATTCCCAAGTGAGGTGCACATGTCGCCCGACATTCGCCGACCCTCGATCTCAGCATGAACGCCGGATCTGGTACGCATCGAATTCGTGCCACATATCACATCACACAAAAACTTCGCATCGGCGTCGTTTTTGAGACAATGGGAATAAAGTTCACACTCCACGCACCGAAGCACCTGGGGTGTAAAATGGCTTTCAAAAGCAGTAAAATCAGTCTGATAATACTTTCGCCCTGCTTGTTTCAAAGCAGCGATCTTGGCCGGTCTCTCGGGGACAGGAACATGTTTTATGAATTCAGGAATTTCATACACAACATTTTCTATCGCCTTAAACCGCGGGCCAGACCACACCTTGAAAGCATCATGGCGAGAATTTATCATCCTGGCATGCTTCCATGTCGGATAATACTCAGACTTCACAAAAGTCGAAATTCGACGACACAATTCCTTAGTGGGTTTCCCACCTCGTAATTCGTCATGAACCGACCTCAACTGCTTCTTCCTCTCCTCATTGTAGGAGGTGCTCTCCAGCCATTCTTCAAAGTCCATTGGCATGGTAGTTCTGACATTTTCACGGAGCCAGTGTCTAACAAACAAGCGCAACCTGCCGAGCATTCCCTTCTTTGGCACAGGGACATGTCGCATCAAACGCTGCTTGAACGCACACTCTACCGTTTCGGGGTCATTACTATCCATGCACAATGGGGCATAACCAGGAATGGCGCAATGGTTAAGCCTCCGATACATCCGGCGACGGGAGTTTCGCGTATTGGGGAGCCTCAATTCCGCAAGGCCCTCCTCCACAGCTCCACTCCCAGGTCTCGGCAATGGAATCTCGGCCACACGAGCCCCCATTGCATAGACCTTCCTTCCTGTCATGAAAGGATTCACACGGGCAGCGAGAAAGATACTGCCCCCTCCCAGAAAAAATTTTCGCGAGTCAGAAGCTGATCGCAAACAATTTCCGTGCCGTTGATGAAAGCGAGAGCGTCACGATCTGGTATGGGCAAGCATGCCAGCCGCCTTATCTTCTGGCGCATTGTATTCCGAGCTGCCTCAGCATTCGTCCCGCGGTCGTACTCAGAGACGACACAGGACACCATGTGTGGCACGAAGGGAATCTTAATCGCACGCCGTTTATCATGAATGAAGAAGGAAGCAGCGAGCCCGCTGACTGCCAACAACATTACGAGATAAATGAAGACATGGAGGCTAGTCCCGCAGACAGGTGCAGCGCGAACGCTGCCACTGTATGTAAACGGACTTCCAAAGTCACAGCTCACGAGGCTGGGAATCAGCATGAGTAATGGGTAGATGGCCCTCAGAGCCCACCTCACCCCAAATCTCATCCAACTCGGATCGACGTTACAGCTAAGCTGCATAGCTGTAAACGCGGCCTTTATCTCCTGGACCCCACGATTGTGTGCCATACGGCGTTCACTTACATAGGGGACATCCTTCACCTCCACGGTGATGTCAGCGCGCTTCAACAGATTATACCCAAACACACGATGGTTCGTGTGCCTAGACATAATCTCAACCACATCATCATCGCTGATTTTGTGGCCACGGAGAAGCTCCAGAGGCGCCTCGACCTTCTTCGCGGCTCCAGGTTCTGCACCGGGAGCCGGGCCGCTGCCACTGCCAGAGGGCCCAGAAGGAGGGCTCGGTGGCTTAACAGGCGTAGCGGGCTTTGCCTGCGATGTTCCCGCAGGCGGGATCTTGGCGACATCGCACCAAGTGCCTTTATTTCCCGAGGAGGAAGGGGAAGGTGGGCTAACCTTGTTCGGAACGACCGAAGGACAGAAGATCGGGGCTGACGCCGTTAAGCGCCCTCCTATTGCACCCAGATCTGCCCGCGTGAGCAACGGGGCGGGCTGATTGTCAATGACAATCGTGTCAGTGGAAGAATCGGATTCTGACCGAGAACGCGTCAGAGGTGGTTGGGACAGGACCACGGGTAGAGAGTGACTCACCTCGCTGGCCTTCCCCGTCCGATGGCTTCCAGACGACCCCCAAGAACCTGGCTCAGGAGTGGGGGGGCGCGGAATGGGAATGGGCTGAGATTGCGGTAGCGTGCCAAACATGTCCATCACATCACCAAGTGCACGGACAGTCGCCTGACTAGCCACCACATCCTTAACCACCTTCTCAACCGCCGCGGCTGCTGAAGTTCCCTCCAAAGGGAAACTTGCCAGATCAACACCAGGGTGCAGCCCAAAACCCTTCCTGGCGTCTGGTCCCAGCTTAACCTCACAACGCGCGCACACCAACACATGGCTGCGCCTGCCTTTGAGCTTGAGGTATTCACCGGGCACGACCTTCCCCGAATTAGGACAACTATCCACGCGACAAAGTGTCTTGAATTTCTTCGCACACTTCGGGCCGGGATCCTCTTCAACTCCGGCAATGATGAGCATCGCTCGAATCATAAGGCCAAGTTGTTTCCCGTTTGGACCATTGTACTGCATCTTTTGGATGGCCTGCACGTCGGCTAGGACATCGCCAGTGATACTAGGAAGATCTCTAGTACGCTTGAAGCGATTCACAGCGGCCTCGAGATCAAAGACCTTGGGCTGTGGACCACTGGCGCGCTTCAGTTTCTTTGGCTTACTGAAGCCTTCCTCTGACATGAAGTTCCGCAACGCCCTGCTCGGAGCGAATTCGGTCCCTGACCGAACGCGAGCACGACGAGCCACTTGCTCCATGGCCTGGCGCCGCTCAGTGCCTGTGAGCTCAGCAAACGAGGAACCATGCATTCCCCGTAGGCGCCTGGACTTTTCATAGGATCGCTCTTGTTTAACGCGATCCCGCTGCCTCCCTGAGCCCTTACGGGCCCACTCTTCGGACCTTTCCAGCTGTTCAGATTCGAACTCAGTCTGTTCAACTGTAAAGCCAGGAGTTACCTTGCCGCGACGGCCGCGGGTATGACGCCTCTCCGGGTTAGGCGTGAAATCGATCTTCTGGGCAGAAATCCTACGTGCTCGGTGCAAGCCGGATTAAACTCGCACCTATCACCCCACATAAGTCGCATAATCTGCGTTATTTATGTGTATGACAGTCGGGATGCCAAAAAGTAGCCAATACTAAGTGTTCCGTTAGCCTTCACCGCAATGCGAGAGCCCTCAGCATAGCATAGGTTATAGGGAACACCGTTGGTGGTGTGAAAATAGCATCCAAGTGGTTCAAAGCCAC